GTGATGATGCGGAAGGGGGTCAAAAGAATGATGGAATGAGCCAACGTCAACCGTTTCCGGTTGACGTAATAATAAACATAACCCAGAGGCATGCCGGTCAACCGGTCATACCCAGTGCAAAAGCACAAAAAGTCATGTCCATAATCCCAGAGCTCATGTTCATAATGTCCCGCACCGGAGACATCGACAATGATTCGGTTGTCGGCACCAAACTGCCATGTGATCTCGCCCTCAGAGTTGGCTGCCATAGTTGGCGTCATCGTGGTGATGCACGTCAAAGCAGGAACACCCATCAGGCTAGAAATATCATCATGGTAGTCCGAGTCGTTAAAAGTGCGAATGTGGCGCGCTGGATCCAGAACGTCATTCCGGGGATCCAAAGTCACGTCGACCGGCCACAGCCACACCAATGAACCATCGTTACCATTCTTCACATCTCGTTTAGACATCTGTCTATTGTGACAAGTCATACCCAACACGGAGGCGAACAGCACGGCAGTCTTCACGCCAGCATTGCGATCTGCGGCTGACTGTCCGTGGTGGTGCGTTCGCTTCGTCACCTTGGTCACAACGGGATGCAATTCATCAAAAGCAGACCGAATCACCTCTGCCGACAACGGCAAGGGCCTGGCAGAATTCGCGTGCAGATATGGACTCGCCACAGCGCTGACGCTATATTGCCAATTCTTCGTAGCTCTCTTGATGCGATAAGATAGCACGGCAGCCACCGCGAAAATCGCGACGCGGCGCCATGTTATCCGATCCTTCACCGCCCGGAAGAGCGCAACAACGCTCGACGAGACTGGTGGGATTTGAATCTCCCCGAAGCGCTTCAGCGCTACCGCGGACATCGAAAGGGCGGCGGATGCAATCCCAATGTTGACATTTGCTGTCGTGCCCAAAGGGAATGACCCACGCAACGTCTTCGCGACGCCGGCAAGCTCATGCGGAATGGTGTGGTCCAGAGGGTAACCTGGCCAGAACCACATGTAGACTCGCCTACCTTGCTCCATGATCAAGCGCCCGAATATCCCACTAGCGGTGTTAGAAACCACCGTCGGAATGACGGAGGTCAACATGCTCAATGACAGGATACCCATGATCACGGGTCG